AGCATCTTCGTCTACCAAAGAATCCAAGGTAGGTTTAACCTCCAACCAGATTCTCTTCCAAGTACTCCAAACGTTTGGTTCTTCGATATACTTGTTGAGTACCGGGCGAAGGAACTTCTTCAGATAAAGATTCAACCTTACAATTGAAAGGAATCTTTCAGAATCCTGTTTCACTTGAGAAGAGAAGCAATGCCATAGCATGGTTTGCTTACCTGCATCTGGAGTATCTTTGATTACCATCTCATTGATATAATTCTGAGCAAGGGTGTTCAGTTCGTTATATCGAGAAGGAGAACCATAGTTGGGGCATACTGGACCAACTGCATCCCCAATAACTCCTCGGTTCATACCTGCAAAGGATTTCCAAGGACCATATTGAGTAGCAGAGGCATCTCCCAAACCAACAATAGTACCCACTACATCGGAATCCTGAAGATTACCGTTTTCGTTGTAGTACTTAAGTCCACCACCAAAGTAGGCAATGTACTTAGAGTTACCTACAGTACCAAGGCAAGTCTGTACCCAAGTTACCTGAGCTTTGTAATCTCTTGCCTGAGTACCTTGAGTATAATGGGTTAAATGTTTGGGAACTTCGATATACAGTACCCATTCCATCAATTCCTTTGCCATATCTGCAGCAGCCTTATATACCTTGAGTACATCTGAATCGGTAGTAAGGTGTTGAGAGATATGTGAAATAAATAATTGGTAGAAGTCGGTGTAATCTTTTACCAAATCCAAGGAAGTAATCCATTCTTCGGCAGTTGGAGTGGAACCTGCACTACCGATAGTACCATTAAACAGTTTCTCTGTTTCGGAGGGTGCAGCATCTCCCACGGTAATAGTGATAGCATTCTTAGTACCATCAATATCATCGGTAAGCCACTTAATTAGGTTTTCAAAAGAGGAACCTGCAGTAATTACCGGCTTAATATATTCCGAGTTCTTAGCAAATGCACTAAGAGCAAGGTAATCTACCGAAGTGTTATTGTTATCATCGGCAGTTTTGTAGGTTATTACTGGGCCCTGTTCCAATACTTGCCCATTAGCTGAATATATTTTATAATACAAGGTATTAGCTTGCTTATAAAAACCAACCTGGAAAGTATTTGCACTACCAATTGGATCTCCATATCCCTTGGTTACTAATCCAAAACTATAAGTAGTACTACCAGATTTTAAAGTAATCAAAGCAGAGGGTTTAGCTGGGTCAGTTACAGCAGAAGCAACTGAGATTTCATCTTCTGAATCTTTAGCTTTTCTTGCCGCAGCCGGAGAAGCAGTTACTGTACCTTGAGTAGCTCCTTTGCCAAGTACTCGAATAACACGAAGCTTAGAACCACCTTGCAAAGCCTTTTCGATATTTGATACAGAACCATCGGGTACAATTTCAGAACCATAGATTCTTTGGAACTGAGGGAATGTAGAGATGATTTCTGAAGGGTCATCGTATGGACCTTTAGTAGTTCTAGCCAATACACAAGAAACTCCTAACATGGGAGTAGTTTGAAGAACATTGTTGTTCTTAAACTTAAAATCAACATGAGGTGAAGTTGGCATAATTCTATTGTGATTAAAGTTAATTACTCGTTTAATTTATACCCTAGAGTATTGTACCTATACCTTAGGTACTTTTAACTCTAGCATCTCATTTTCGTTTTGTTCTAACAATCCAATAAGAACCGATATATCCTTGATAGGTGTAAGAGTACCTTCTCCCAAAGCTTTTTCTGGAAGAATACCGTCCTTACATACATAGGTGTATACCTTCTCAAGTATACCATGCTCTACATCTGGATGGTCATAATAATTACCAATCTCAATGAATAGGTTTCCGGTAGGAGCAAGCCTGCCCTTTTCCCATTCCTCTAAGTCATTGAAGTATGGTCTCACGTATCCTCTAGCAGGTAAGCCGGTATATAAGATTGTATGTAGCAATCTCATATCTGCTTGTGTTTGAGAAACCAGATGTACATCTATGGTAATATCCTTAGTTTCATAAGGAAACTCTGAAGCTTGGTAATTACCATCCTCAAGTTTATCACCAATGATGTATTTATTCACACCAATATCTCCAGCATAATAACCCTGTAGTTCTATGGTTATTCTTGGGAGAGTCTTTGGGCCTTTTACTTGATTATTCCCTATACCAAAAAGTGGTATAAACTTCTTCATACCTTTGATTGCCTCTTGAAATCTTTTTTCGTTTTCTTGAGACAAAGGTAAGAAGTCTTCTGGGTTTAAGGTAAGACCCATTTCCAACATTGTACTAAGTAGAGAGATATAAAAAGTTCTTTCTACTATTTCTTCTGAGTTTACCATTAAAGTCCTAATCTAATATTTAATTGAACACTTTGATTGCCATTGTCATTAATATACCCATTATAAGTTACCTGAATACCTCCAAAACCACTCATTATGGTTTGTAAATGACCAACACAATTTAATTCACTAACCCATTGAGTAGCAATATTTGAAGGATAATCGGTAAGCCATACTTTAAAGGGTATTGGTTCAGAACCAATACCTCCAGGGAATTGACCCTCTATTGTCTTACTTATATCGGTTATCTTAAATTGTTTTATAAATTTAGCAACTTGAATACCGTTGATAAGGTAGTACTGATAACCCTTTACATTACTAATCTGAGCAGTACTAGTATTTTGACCAAGATTTGGGAATGGTATATTCGGGGTTGGTTCAAAGCCATACTTAGTAGTTCTAGTACCTGGAGATTGAGTTATATTTAAAACTATCTCAGTGTTAGGTTCTTGCTGTGAGATAATCTTAACTATAGCAGTTCTTTCCAAGGGGTCATAGTTACTGGGGTTATGTTCTTGATTAGTAGATTTAGTTTTGATAGTAAGCTTACCTGCGGCATTAGCTTCTCCAATTTCTTGGGTTACCTCTAACCAATCTGAGGAGCTTTCAACTTTCCAATCTACAGCACGATATTCATTTTGAGGCTTATTATCGATAAACTTCTGTTGGTAACTGTATACACCTATTTCTAGGGTCTCACCCCTTTTAGTACCATCGAAAGTATGGGAAGTAGTTTCTGGAGTGATACTAAAATAAGTTCCCCAGGTCTCTACTATTTTAGGAGCGGCCTTTTGTACCAGAGTTACTTCCCTTTCTACACCCTGAACTACTACCTTGAGAACCTGCTCTTTTATATTATTCATGTCTTCGTTTACTGCCTTAGGCTTTACCCTAATAGTTGCAGTACCAGTTCCGGATAAGGATGATATTTCGAAATCTGCTGCCATTATATAACCCTCCTTATTTCTTTTCTAATTTCATTACGTATTTCCTTTTGTAAGGCAGCTTTTCCACCAGCAGCCTTAAATGCAGGATTCCAAAGAGGACGAGGTGGTAAATTACCATCTCTACTACCATACTCTAACATGATAGCTATCTGATTCAAAGTCTTTCTTGAAGTCTTACCCGTATAGGTAATCTTCTTGATTCCAATTGGCAATCCGACGAAAGTTCTTTTCTTACCTTTTACCAAAGTAACTGACCTGGCATATTGCCCTGTAAGATTTAGCATGGTATGGTCTCCATATTTCTTTATGGTACCAGGAGCATGGGGTGGCCAAGATACTCCGGAACCCCTTGGAGGTACACCAGTATTCAAACTTCGTCTTACTATACGAAGAAGTTGATTACCAAACTTTTCTGTACCTTTCGCATAACCCTTAGTTAAGATACTTGGAGTTTTAGCAATCAACCTTTCTGCACGAGCTTGTTCTCGTTTATCTACGTATATTTCTAGAGGACCAATTGGAGTCGATAGTGTAATATTAATATTAACCGACTTACTTGGCATAATTCTTATTATTGTTTAGGTTTATCCAATCCCAATTCTTGAGCAATCCTTAATAAAAGGGTTTCTTGGTTAGTTAACCTCTCATTCATGGATAACTTAAATTCTTCGAAATCTGGAGCAGGATTACGAGGTGATTCTGAACGATTATTAATTAAACCAAGAATATTATCGCATTCAGAAACAACGGCCTCAAATTTGGCTTTGTTATTTAAAATATTTAAAGCATTCTGTTTCTGCATTGATACCTCATTAATGATATTATCGAGATTAGTCGTATAATAGGTACCATTATAAATACCTTCATTTACATTAGTTGGTAAATAAATGGTAATTTGAGATATTGAATCTTGTATCACTAATTCGATACTGTTAACAAAACCTTCTTTACCATTTGAGGCCATTGGTTTACTTTCGCCAACTTTTAAAACTCTTGCTTGGTCAAAGATTGGATAACCAGACCGACGATCTTTCTCTAAGGTGAAAATCATATCACCCTTTTGTACTTTCTGAAAAATCAATTCTTCCATAATCATTTTCTATTTATTAAGTTTAAACCGAATGATACTGCACCTGGATTCTTCTGCATGAAGTCTACCAGTTTTAGAAATTGATAGTATCCAAATTGATTAATGAGTACCTGAGCTTTGTTTGCTACTTCTTGAGCAACCTCTATATTTGGAGCAGGTAATGCTAGTTGTATCTTAAATTCGGTGAGTTGTTCTTGTTGTTCCATAATTCCTTAGTTAATGTGTTAAAACGAAAAAAGGAGTACACCTAAAATAGATGCACTCCTTTTTAGTCATCCCAGCAAATTAAAAATTACCGAGCCGGTGTAGTTGTACCTTTTAAGGCAGCCACAACTTGATTGATAATGTTCTGGTCTCTCTGAGCATCTACTACTCGATTAAGGCGGGCAATCTCCTGGTCTTTTGCAGTATTCTCGATGAGACACTTGATTTCCTGTTGGCCATTCTTGAGGTCACAGCAGCAACGTTCCAACTGAAGAGCCAAGTCAGATTTTACTTCTTTAATCAAGCCTTTGGTTTCACAGCAGCAATCCGACTGTTGGTGTTCCATGTGGCAGAGACGATCCATAACACGGTTGAAGCCTGCGCCCATTTGGTCACGAGAATCTCGGATATCCGAATTAGTTTTGTAACCCAAATCGCAAAGACCTCTTTCCGTAGTGAAACGGTTGTTAAGGATTTCCCTACCAACACCGGCAACATCTTTTGCTACACCACTGATTTCTTGAGTAACTCCACGAGCAGCATCAGAGATATCTTTGTAGATACCCGCCTTTGCTTCCTGAACCGTAGCTTCTACTTTCTGAATATCAGCTTTTGTGTCATTGATTTTGTCCCATACGGAAACTGCAGCAGCACCAAAGCCACCACCTACCAATGCACCACCAACGGCTCC